GATGGTGGGTTTGATCCACATGATCTGTTAGATGATCCTAGAGGACATCTAGCGGACTATTCTACTACGTTCTCTCTATACGCATTGGGAGAGTATAATGTCCCTAGAACTAGGTGGAATATGTATGGCGCGTTCCCAACATCGTTAGGTTCTTTAAATTTTAATAAAAGAGAGCCAAATGAGTTAGAGTGTGACTTCACCTATGAGTTCTCCTTTTTAAAAATGGAGTTACTCTAATTCGTCATCTTCATCAGCGTAATCTCGCATGATGTTGTTGAATTCTTCCTGATTATTACTTCTATTAAATAATCCTTTAACCGATGTTACATATCGAATTGGGATGTTTTTAGCATTAAGTTGCGTTTCCACCCTCTCAATATATTTAATTTGGTCTAGATATTCCTCGTCGAACCTGTCCTTATAATTACCTTCTAAAAATTCCTTGGGTAAGAACATGATGGCGCTTTTCACAAAATGATCTAGTGGTTCAAATCTTTTGTTTTTAGGTTTAATGACATCTTCTAATTGCCCGTTGTCCTTTCCATGGAATTCCATATAATCTGGGTCTTGGCTAATTTCCTTCCACGACATGCCATGTTCCTCCATCTCATCTGCCTCTAAATCGTCGTTGGGGTTCCCGTAGTAAGTAAAATTATCAGTTCCATGTGCGTGTCCTTTATATTTTTGATTCACCTTATCTCCATCAAATTCAAAAATCACACCAATCAACCTATAATTTATGTGATACTTCCCAGTTAAGCTTCTGGTGGTACTAAGACCCCCATTAGCCTTTATGTAATTCCCTTCTAGTGCTTTGTGTGCGTTATCGAATGATATCATATGATACACAATGGATGATACTGATTCCATTAAAAATTCTTTGAACCTTAACATAATATTATTTATATTATTTATATTATAAATAAATATATGACCACTAAATTCTCAAAATTATATAATGAGGCAGTTGAGAACTCTATGAAATCGTCGATTGAAACGATTGCCCAATCCGATGTTGAGACTATTAAAAATTCAGATGTTGATGAACAAGACATTTCCGATATTAAAACTCTTCATAACAAACTAGCAGCAATGGGTAATGATATGAAGCAAATGCAAGAAGCATTGAAGGCGTCATCTAATATAGAGCAGAGACAGCAAAAAATACAAAAAGGGTCTGGTGGTGGTAAGGTTCTTAAGACTGCTGGGACTATTGGCGGGGCAACTGGAGCCAGCATTTCTGGTAATGCCATATATAAAATTTATAATAATTTAGAACAAAGTGTGGCGGAATTTCAACAATGGTTGAATACTTCTAAACAATTTATGGAATCTGGGTTAGTGCAAAAGGCTAATACGGTTGCAAGTAAGATTTCGGGGTTTTTCTCACCAAATACTGATGATGGTATGGGGAACATGGATTCAAATACTTCCCCCAGTTTAGGTGATATGCCCCTAGAACAAATGTTGGAAAATATAGATATGGCTAAATTTGGACTATATGTTATGGCCATAAGTTACATTGTCCATGCTCTTGGTAAAATCTTACAATGGATGGAAGGTAAATACCACACATCTAGACTTAAATCTGATAGGAAATCATACATTAACCAGACTAAATAATATTATGGACAGAGACGCATTAGGAAAATTACAACAAATAGTGGAATCTATGGATTTTGAATCTAGTGTAGAGGATGGTTATGATATTAGCACTGCGGATAATGAGCATAAAAATAAGCAGAATAGGGCTATTATTGAGAAACAGATAAAGGGGCTTATAGCATATTATAGAACTCTCAAAGAATCGACCGAGAATAATAGAGATATGGCCGCGATTGAACGCTTAGACGAACTAAAAAAATATGTTACGATACATCTCAACCAATTCTCGCAGTGGACATAAAAATTAACTATCATAATTAAATATATAAAGAATTAAAAGCCACCTAAAAAAATATAAGTATTGGTATGCCACAATTAAATTTAACAATTGAATCACCAGGTGTAGAGATACGAGAAGTAGACCTATCATTAAATCCTGATATTCCCATCGGAACCAATGTTTATGTGGTCGGTTTTACCCCACAAGGTCCAACCGATGAGCCAACAAACCTTTCCAGTCTAGTTGAATTCGAAGAGATTTTTGGTCTCCCAGAGTCAGCAGCAGAAAGATATGCACACAACGCAGTTAAACAAATTATCACAACTTCGAATTCGAATGTGTTGTTTACTAGAATGCCTTACGGGTCTGCTTGTGGTATAGGCTACGCTAATTCATATTCTGCAATGGTATTCCCAACAGTGGGCCTATCCGCAACAGAAGTTGATGTGTGTACGTATTACCAAGGATTATCCGAGGCGGAAGTAAGTGAAAACTACCCATGGTTACATGGGGATTATTATGTGAAACCATCACTATGCATTGGATCAAATAAATTCGATTGCCCACAAACACCACTGACAGACAGTGGAGGGAGTTTTGTGGCTCACGACTTTAAATTCGAGTATGCTGGAAAACTTAAAAATATTAAATGGGTTGTTGATGATGATACATCATCTGAAACGTTCTCAGCGTTCCTACTTAGACCAGAAGCAGACTCATTGGATTGTACCTTTGATGTCGTAACAGCAATTAACCTACAGGATTACGCTACAGGCGATGAAGATACCGCAGGATTAAGTATTGCTAATGGAGTAGCAGATTGGGATTTAACTACTGGACCTGATGGCGGATTGCCAGTTCAGGCAGGAGACTTAATCGCAACTTGGGACACTGCTGGAGTTTTTAAATATTATATCTCATCTAACGGTAGCTCTACTATCCTTTCGGGTAATAATCCAATCGTTGGAGATACCTTTTATGCAGCAGGTTCAGCAGATGGAACTAATTGCCTAAGCGGTAGCCTAGATTATCTTATTGATTTCTGCTACAGCCCAACTAATTCAGGACTATCTTGCGATACCCTGACTTCTTTAGGAGTAACAGTTCCAGAAAACGCAAAATATACCTACAACCCAGTTGGAGGTGATTGTCAGCTTAATGACGCTAACTACTACGTTCTGGGTCAACCAATTCACGTTACTCTAAGTGACGCAGAATACGAATTACTTAAAAATCAGCAGTTCAATTGGAAGTGCGGATGTTTCGAGAATAATGAAGCATTGCTAGACCTTGAAGGAAATGATGTTCGCGCAGGACTAATCGTTGTAAACGAAGCTAAGACTGCTCAACTCGAAGACTTCAGTGGTTACTACCTTGCTATCAACGATAACTTGAATTTTAACCCATCTACCGACTTCGACGAAGTTACTGGTATTTGCGGTAGATTCGATGAAGAATGTTTGGAAATTGAAGGTGCATGGACGCCATTACCAGAAGAGAGGCTTAATTTTGAAGTATCAGCCGCTTTTGATGGTAATGCGGGTTCTATATCAGAAATAATCGAACAGGGCGCAGGGCTTGATTTGGGGGCAGTGGAATACAACGACTCGATTGTTGTATCACTCTTCAAATTGAGACCTACGCGATTCACTGAAGATATTACTAAGTTGGACCAAATCTTGGTTGAAAAATTCACAGGTTCATTGAACTCTGAAAGAATGGTTCAGGATAGCTTTGGTGGACCACCTAGAACATCTTTCATTGAGGAAGTTGTTAATAGGGGATCAAACAATCTTACAATGTTTGTTAATCCATTCTTATCAGATAACAATTGCTGGAATGACGCAAAGGGAACTCCACAAAAATCCGTAAGGGTTTTCCGTGAAGCTACTGGTGGAGTATTCGACAACTTCGATGCCGATGATGCACTTAAAGCGTTCGGTGATAACTTGTATGGTATTGGCCAATATACAGGCCATTGTCAAGATGCTACATATGAACTATGTGTCCAGAAGGACGTTGGTTCATTGCCTTGTAAACTTGAGAGAGCCTTGGTATGCGCAGACAATCCACTTGAATATGATATCGACATTACTGTTGATGCTGGTCTATCCACAATTTGGGGTACAAGACAAGCAACGTCAGATGATGATTGTAACAGTCCAGTAGCTACATGCTACCACTTCGATGATTCAGTATACATTAATACAGATAGCCTATCTCCTAGAGATGGAACTACCTTGAATAGTGATCTTAAGGATGGTTGGGCTACGGTTAACAATGCTTTCATAAGCTTCGCTAAGCGTGATTCCGATCCAACTTACGCGGGTCACCTGCACATCTCCGATCCACAAAGACAAATCTTTATTAATGGTAAAGACTTTAAAGTTGTGAAGAGACAGAAGCAAGTATTACTAGACCCTGTGACTGGAAACATCTCTAAGAAGTATAGCACGTTCTCACGTAACATATATACATATCTTAAGAATCTATACGATGGTGTTAACTCATCATATGTAGCGGCTTATCCTAACTGGATTCGTGATTACGACACAAGTAGAGATAAATACTGTTGGTTCCCAGCTTCTTCCTACGCGGCAGCAGCAATGGCACGAACAGATCAAAACTTCTTCCCATGGTTCGCGCCAATGGGACCAACTAGAGGTGTCTTATCTAACGTTATTGATCTTGCAATCAATCCGAATCAAAAGGAAAGAGACTTGCTTTACAGAATCAATCTTAACCCAATCGTTAACCTACCAGGAGAAGGAAACTTAATCTGGGGTCAGAAGACGATGTTAAGAGCGCCTTCTGCACTTGATAGACTCAACGTAAGAAGAGGTCTCCTAGAGTGGGAGAAAGCTACACAGAGAACGTTATGGCAGTTCATTGGTGAGCCAAACACAATCATTACTAGAACAAGAGTTGAGAATACTCTGAAGCCTATTTTTGAGAATGCTAAGCAGAATCAGGGACTTTATGACTACTTGGTCGTATGTGACGAGAGAAATAACAATTTTTCAACTATTGACCAAAATGTTCTAAATGTTGACATTTATCTGAAGCCAGTTAAGGCGATGGAATTCATAAAAGCGAACTTTATTGTTACTAGAACTGGAATTGACTTCGGTGAGCTTCTCTAAAATACATTAAATAAAATTGTAGAAAAGAACCAAGGATTAATTTCCTTGGTTCTTTTTTATGTATATGTATTTGATATTTGACTTAAACCTATAGGTATGTTATAATTATAACTATGGATAAATCTATATATTTGGAGGATTTTAGGGAGGCATATCCCAAACATTATGTTAGACTGATAATGAGGGATAATCCTGAGTATTATGAAGCCGCCGTGGAATATTGCCGTGAGTTGGGTTTAGATTCTAATGCTAAACTATTATACCATTATGCCCACGATTTGGATGTTATTCCTGATTGTAAAACTTGCGGAGATCAAATAAAAGTATTTGGGGTTAACAATAATAGAGCATACAACTCCTTTTGTGGAAAGTCGTGTGCAGCATCAAACCCAGAAGTGATAAAACTAAGGGTGGCGAATAGAACTGAATCCGCTATAGATATTTTAAATAAAAAGAAACAAACAATACTATCTAAAGATGTAGTAATAGATGAGAAAACATTCCGTCAGTTTATTAACAAGATGGAGGATACCAATATAACAAATATTGAGAAAACACTCATTGCACATCACCCCGATATTTATAATTACTATTATAAAATCCATGGAGATTTAAATCCAAATGAAGTGGTATATTTAATTAAAAATGATATGGATAAGCCACATTGTCCTGATTGTAATATACCTTTAAAATTTGAGACGTATATTAAAGGTTACGTATCGGGATGCTCCACCCCCGCATGTTATGGGAAAGCGTCAGGTAGAACTAAAAGAGCAAAACACTATCATATATGGGAACCTAGATTAAACGCAAAGAATATTAAAATCCTTTCTGATATTGATCAGTATGTTGATGATGGTGTCATTACTCTAAACTGCACAAAATGTGATCATACGTGGGATAGAAAGGTACACACTACTATTCATGGTGGTTGTCCTAATTGTAGGGTATCCAAACCTGAAATGGAAGTATTTGAATTTATAAATGAGGAATCTAAAGTATCGAACACTAGAAAAATAATACCACCTCTAGAATTAGATATATACATCCCAAATCACTCCTTGGCAATTGAGTTTAATGGAATCTACTGGCACTCCGAATTAAGTGGAAAGGATAAACAATACCATTTAAATAAAACCAAAGTATGTGAGTCTAAAAATATCCAATTACTTCATATATTTGAAAGTGAGTGGAAATTTAAAGAAGATATTTGGAAATCTATTATAAACACAAAGCTGGGTAATAATATTAGAATATATGGGCGTAAGTGTAAAATTAAAGAAATTGATACATCTATAAAGAATGAATTTCTGGACTATAACCACCTACAAGGACAAGACAAGGCATCCATAAAATTAGGACTATTTCACGAAGAAGAGTTAGTATCGGTCATGACGTTCTGTAAGTCTAGATTCGATAAGGGATACCAATGGGAGCTTAGTCGCTTTGCATCTAAATTAAACACTTCAATTATAGGGGGAGCATCAAAGCTTCTTAAATATTTTACTAGAAATTACAAACCCGAAAGTCTAATATCATATGCTAATAGACGACACAGTAATGGGAATTTATATAAACAACTGGGATTCTCTTTCCTTCGTGATAGTCCACCAAATTACTTTTATTTTAAAGGCAGTGATTGTTGGGATTTAAAATCTAGGCAACAGTTCCAGAAGCATAAGTTGGAAGATAAGTTGGAAGAATTCGACCGCAATCTATCTGAATGGGAGAACATGAAGATCAATGGATATGACAGAATTTGGGATTGTGGTAATAGTGTTTGGTCTCTAATATTATAAATAATAAAGTTAGTTAGTAATATTTTATTAGGATAATAAATATAAATAATATTATGATAGTTTATCCACAAGCATTAGAAACAGACCTAACCACAGCTACAACAGTACAAGACGCACTTTACGTAAGCGTTATTAATACTGGAACAGTAGCATTAATAACAATTAGAGCTAATCCAGATACAGCAGATAATCGACGCAGTATAACTCTTGACGCGGGGGAACGAGCAGTCATCCGAAAGGAAAGAACAGACACTTTAGAGGGTGGAGTGGCTTTTAAAGCAGTTCCAGTCATTCGTCAGCAGTAAAATGTATCTTAAGGTATAAATATTACTATGCCACTAGGATCAATTAGAAACGCTTATGATGTATACCAACAACACGATTTCTCGCGTTCTTTTCAATTCCGTATCATTTCAATGTTCGGAGTACCTGACTATGTTCTACGAGAGGTCGTAGAAAAGCCAGTTGGGGAGGGAGGTGCGCTTTATTTAAAGACTGCATCTATACCAGGAAGAACCGTAAATGATATTACTGTACCATACCAGGGTTTTGAATTTCACACGCCCGGTTCTGTAAAATACGACGATAATCCATGGACTGTTACATTTAAAACGCCAGGTGATTATCTAGTAAGAAATGCTCTGGAAAGATGGCACTTTGAAATGTTTAGTGACGAGACATCATGCGGGAATTTTGGAATACCTTGTGCAGATACAGTAATCCGAATCGGTTTAACTGATGCAACTTCTTGTAGTATTATTAGAACATATGACCTAGTGGGTGTATATCCATCTAAGTTAGGACCAATTGCTTATAATATTGAGTCTACTGACCTTACGGAGTTCTCAGTGGATTTCTTCTACCAGTATTGGAGATTAGTTCCGAACAACGACACGGGAAATGTGGATTCCACCACTTCTGAAGGCTCTAAAATTGATGAAACTTATGGAGATTACCATACTTCAATTATTCAGACTGATGAAAATTGCGGAGTCCCTGCTGTTTAATTAAAATTTAATGAAAAAAGCCGACTCAATTAAGAGTCGGCTTTTTTGTGTTTAAGTTAAAACTAATATAGAATTAATAAATTTATCAGCGTCTTCAATGGAGGGGAAGGGTATTGAAAATTGTTGACCTTCCGTTAAGTTCCTAAAATAATAAACAAACTCATCCTCTATTTTCCTCATAGTTGCAATATCATAGATGTTTCCTAATTTAAATTTAGGGTGTTGGCCATTATTTTTAATAATTTTAAATCTTTTACCTGGTATGTGGTTCATAGAATGCCCTGTCTCACTAATCCATCATTATTACCCTTCCTAGCTTGTTGGATTTCGTATAGAATGTCACCGCTAATTGGGTCAACATATTCATCAATTATTTTTTTGGTATTTAAATTGATATTATCTGTGTCTACGTCGTATCGCTCTGCATGGTTGTAAATTACCTCTAGTCCCTGCATTAATGCCCACCACCTAGAGAACTCTAGGTCGGACATTTCAGATGCCTTTTTCATAGGCGTTGTATTATTGTCTAGTATTGACTTAGCTATCATAGTATTTCGATTTTGTATTTTCCGATGAACGGAATGCCCTTAATGGTTATTCCGCTAACGTAACGTCCAACGTCATCACTAGATTGAATGAATTCGATGTTATATTTATTGATACCTGTGGCATCGCAAAGATTAAATGAATCATCTTGGAGTTTTGCAACTTGGATTGTGCCTCTATCTGAATTTCTATAATTGTTTAATATCATAGTAATTAGGTGTTCGAAGTTTTTCATTTCTATACAATTAGAAAACCAAAACTCAAAAGTCGGAGTTTTGGTTTCTTTTTCTACTGTATATGATACGAAGTTCTTCTGGACTTTCTCTTCAGTTCCGTAATACTCTAACAATTTTTTATATTTGTCAGGTTTTACGATTATCTCTCTTCCAGTGACTTTACATGTCAACGTTCGGTTGACCTTTTTAATTCCGTTACTCATCTTAGTGTAATATGTTTACCAGTAGTGCAGCTAACCCTGCTCTGAAGTAATCATTCTCTATCTTACTACCATCTACAAAATTAGCAAGTAGTTTTTTAGTAGTTTCCATTGATTTAGTGATTTCTTCCAGTGCCTCAAACTCGCTGTCCTTAGTGATGGTTTGTTTCATGGCCGATATGTATATTTCAAATACTTTACAGAATTGTTCTTTTGTATCTTTTTTAGATTTAGATACTCTACCATAGTGCCGAATCATCTTATAGAAGTCATCGATTTTAGGATATTGGGAGAAGTGACTATTAATAGTCTCTGTAACTTCCCCTGCCGTTTTAGGTATAGGTGTGTCTAATTTCGTAGCGCCAATATCGCTACCCAATAGGTGTTCTTCGTTTACTTCTGTATTATCAACAAAAACGGAATCTGGTGTCATAATTCCCATTATCCTACTGATATCCCATTTTGCTTAGCAAAGAAGTCTACAGCATCTGTAATTGGCTCCGTAGTAGTCGCTGTAGTGAAGTTAATCCAAATGGAGTTCTTGACTCCACATCCCACACACACAAACTCAGTTTCAGTTAAATCTAACTCTACATCATTTTCCATAGCGCAGCCCTGACAGGTTAAGGGGACTAGATATTGCTTGAATTCCAGTGCATCATATTTAACCAGAGACTCCTCAATTCTGTTATACTCTTTGTGGTGTTTATGCCAGTAGGTATAGAACCATTGTAGCCCTACGCCAATTGCCGTAATTCCCCACCAAGATATATCAAATAGAAGGAACAATCCTAACCCAACCAAAAATGATGGTAAGATCAGCAATGATAATGCTATTAGTAGTCGTAAAACCCCTTTCATATTATTTATCTCTTTCTGCTGTGATGCCGTGTTTTACGAAAGTTCCACACCTACATCTCCAATGGCACTCTGTTATAATTTTGCTTTCCTGTAACCTTTCTGTTTCTTTACCTCGAACGGATGATCCGCATCTAGGGCAGGTTATTGGTATGTTTCTGATAATGTTATTCATGATATTACTTAGCTAAATGAAAACCACTCTTCTAGTAGATTCTTGTTATTTAATAATGATCTCCAAGAGGTGATATCTCTAGTCACCGCAGTTAATCTATATGTATCACACATGGATCGAAGCTCAGACTCATTGAACGTGTTGGTTTCTACTAATTCATCCAACTGAGTATCATATGACTCTATCTCCCCCTCTGATAATGCTATACTTTTAGTTAAATCCATAATTTTGCGGTTTCTTTTTAAAATATCCACTTGATCGGTAGTTAGGGTGTCCCACTCTTTTGATATTGCAAGACGCTTAGATTTAACTTCACCATATCGATCCAACCCAATCACATTGTCTGATTTGTCGCCTAAAATGGCTTTATAATCAACGAAGCATTCTTTTGGAACGCCTGTAAACTCCTCGAAGTTTTCTAAGGTGACTTTGACATTTTTGGTAGTGTTAAATACGACTGTATTTTCAGATGCTAGTTGTAATAAATCCCTATCGGATGATATCACGACCTTATCTCCTTCCAGTGTAGTTGTTAGGTATGCTGCTACATCATCCGCTTCCAAATTCCATGGGTACATATTCTTGATACCTAAGTGTTGGGTGAGTTCAATGATAAGATCAATGGCATCAAATATTTCATTTCGGACATCATCTTCTATGTTTCTGTGGCCTTTATAGTCCACAAGTTCTTTTCTGTAATTATCTCCTGTTGGGTTTAACCTTTTATCCCAGACTATATATACGTGATTGGGTTTGAAGGATTCTATGTATCCTTTAACCATTCGAAGGAATTGAGTTACGACTGTTATATTAACGCCGTTCACCATCTGACTTCCTTTTGTTACGTGGTATGCTCTGAATATTGTGTTATTTCCGTCCAAGATTAAGTTTAGACTGTTCATGTCAATAACTTAATCCATGGAAGGAGTAGATTCCACTTTTTTATCATTATTCTCCCAAGTTAGCCTAACATCTGCGTATACATCATCAGGCATTTCTTCAATGATTTCAAGGGTTTCCTCCAACACCATAGCATCGAATAAATCTTTAGGTATAGTCAAGTTAGTGTTTCCGCCAGCAAAGATTTTCAAACATTCTACTTGCTTTGCGCCATATTCTATGACTATAATACCATTACCAGACTCTCCTGGTATACATAATGCCATGAAATGTTTTTCATAATTCATAAGCATATTTAATTACTAAATTACTTTAAAGCAATTAAAATATTTATTAGGGCGAATGCCCGTGGGTGTGTTCGGCTTTAAAGTTATTATTAATATTACTTAAATGGTCTAGGGCCAAAAGTCTTTCTATAATATTTTCTAAAGTCTTTTTGAATTTTACCAGTTGTTGGGATTAGTGGAAGAGAGTAAACGTGTCCGCCTTTTTGGAAAAATCCGATACGGCGAGGTAAAACCTTTTTCATTTCCTTTGGGGATAATTTACCTGGATATACTTTTCGGCCCTTCTGGTCCAACCACTTAGCGTAATGCCGTTCTTCGATGAGTTCCAAGGATTCGTTGATCTTACGTAGTTTTTCGTTAAAATTCGGGGTCATGTCAATATTTATCCTCGACCGACTATATTTTTATGGTATCATACCAATATTTCGAATGAAAGGAGACTAATTAGTAATTATGAAGACTATAATGAACAAATTAGTGATTTTGGAATTGAACAAAAATTGGTTCCCAATCACACTAAAAACCCCAAAGAAGGTATTTGAAAGTTTCTCGACAGGAAACCTACTGGGACTTCATATGGATTGGTCAGAAGAAGATATTGAAAACGATGACTTTTCAAATCCAACTGAACTTAGTCCGTTGGGGTGGGACG